CCGATTGGTTTGTGGGAGGAAGTTGCGCACGAACCGGAGGAAAGTTGACGACACACCGTCCTAGTGTTGGCAACACTGCGCAACATGATGTAAGTTTGGAACATATCAACAAAAGAGGTCCGGAAGCTACAGACTCCCGGACCTCCAACCACCACAACCGACAGAAAGACTTGTGATGACCTCCTCCGAGAATACCAGCCGGCAGAACCCGAACGACATTTTCTGGCTCGCCCGCTACGCCCACAACCAGACGGCGTCCCTGTTCGAGCAAGCCAAGGCCGTCGAGCCGTCGACCGATTTCAGGATCAACATCGAATTCTGTGACGTGGCCACCGTCTACAAGGGCAACCACATCGGCATTAACTCCCACTGGAACCGCAAAGAACCCCTCATGTTCCAGCAGAGCACGTGGCTGTACACCAAAGCCGACGTGGACCGCTTCGCTGCCAAGCTCGCGGCCGACGTCTTCAAGCTCGAAGCGGTGACGGCATGACCTGGACGATCCTCCCCTGCCTGCTCCTCCTTATCGGGTTCGGCCTCTCCATCGCCCCGGCCCGCCACCACGACGCACACCTTCTCTGCCGCCCCGGCACCGGCTGTGTGGAGTGTGAATCATGACCATCTACTGCCCTGCGCAAACCTACCGGCAGACCCGCGACGAGCCCGCTGAGTACTGCGAAAACGAAGTGCCCGAAGAGGGCGACCTATGCTCCGTGCACGACGCCGACGCCCGCATGGACGACGACTACGACCGCTACCTGCAATCGAGGGACGACTCATGAACACCCAGTGCTGTTG